CGCGCCGGCGGTCGGATGGGTCGGTTTCTGTTCATTGTTCCCCAACCAACAGAGTGCCACCCGCTGTCATCCGGCGCGGAGAAAATTGAGTCTGTTTATGACTGATGTTTGTTTTAGCCGCACCACCTGCGCCGGGCTCGGCAGCGGCAGGAGCGGATGCGGCGGTTCCCGCTCCAGCAGTTCCTCCGCCAACTGCAGCGCGCTATAATTCATTGCTGTTTTCCAACACTCTAGCCGTCGCCGTTGCTGAAGCCGTAGCCGTCGCCGTAGCCGTCGCCGTTGCCGTAGCCGTTGCCGTCGCCGTCGCCGCCGCCGTCGCCGCCGCCGTCGCCGTCGCCGTAGCCGTCGCCGTAGCCGTCGCCGTAGCCGTAGCCGTAGCCGTAGCCGTCGCCGTCGCCGTAGCCGTAGCTGTCGCCGTCGCCTAAGCCGAAGCCAAGCGGCAAGTACGTCACCATGTACGCGTGCATCGTATCCTCATCAACACGCTGCGGATTGGCACAACGACGGTTCCGAGCGGGTCCAGCACCGTTTCGGGTTGCGGCCCCTCAATTAGCTGCCCCAGCCCTTTGGTCGTGCCCCAGCGTCGAATGCATCGGGCGTTGGTGATGGTCAGTTTGTCCGGCGCACTCGTTACGTCTCCGACCACAACCCAGCCGCGGTCTATGACGACTATTTCTGTGCGTATGGCTTTTCGGTCTTTGGTTTTCATGTCATCTTTACTGTCTGTTTCGTTCGCAGTTCATGCTTTGTGCTTGTCGTTGAAGTCTCCGCGCCGGCGGTCGGATGGGTCGGTTTCTGTTCAGTGTTCCCCAACCAACAGAGTGCCACCCGCTGTCATCCGGCGCGGAGAAAATTGAGTCTGTTGAAAATTCTTCATCCACCATCCGCTTGAACCAAGCGCGATATTTGACCAGCTTGCTTTTCGCCTCCTTCGCCTGACATGCGCGGCATGCCGCCCAAGCCGACGCACGGGCAGAATAGATCGCATCAAGGCTGAAAGCCACATACTGGGCTGCCGCCACAGCAGAGAATGCGGCTTCAACCTTGCACCATTCACCCTTGCTTGACAGTTTCCTGCCGAATTCGTATGCGGCCTCATTCGCATTCCTCTGCAATGATGGATCGCCGGTCTTGATGTACTTTCTGACCACATCTGAGGCAGGCCATTTCCCAAGTGCGTCACCGGCGCATTTGCGAGCAAATCTCAGACAGAGGTCTCTGGTGTTGAGGCTTGATAGAAGTCGTAAGTTCGAGGCATAGACGCTGTCGTTCACTGTGTCGTGAATCACGGTTCCGCCCAGTTCTACTTGATGAAGCCACACTCCGCGGGCGGATTCTAGTGCGCTGAATGGATGCGGATACACACAAAATCCGCCAGTGCGCAGGCTTGCATTGCGATTCTGTGCGACCCATTGCCCAACCTTCGGCAATGGCTTGCCATTTTCAAAAGTTATTCCGTCTGAAAACACATAATATCGCTTATTATTCATCCTTCATTCCTTTCCTTTATCTTCCAGGATATTCCATGCGATGCGCACCACTGCCGGAACCTGTCCATTGCCAAGGGCTTTGAGTCTGTCCATCCGATTGGCCACCCCATCAACCACTCGACCCACATCGGGTTCAACTTCCCACCAGCCGGGATGATTCCCATCGCCGGGTCGGTCAATTGTCCACGGCGTTGCCCCGCAGAATGGCTTCCCTTGTAGTCCGTGCTTGACGGAGTTGGAATTGGCCCACCATGTCCCAGACCTCGCGTCACCACAGTCACCAGCTTCCTTCCCGTTTTCCCTTGCTGTTCCGGGCCGCCCGCCGATGCCGTCGGTGTTGGGAACAGCATGGTCTTTAGTTTGCGCTTGCCCCAACTTCCCCCGTTCCCCGGCAGGCACGGCGTCGGCCAAAATCCAGATGCGTTTTCGCAAGTGCGGAGCGCCGGCGTCGGCAGCGGAAACAACTCCCCATTGCGCATCATACCCCAGGCGGGCCAGGTCTCCGCAAACAATTCCCATCCCCCGTCCAAGCAAAGCTGCGACGTTTTCCACAAAAACGCGCCGGGGTCGTACCTCGCCAATGACACGGGCAAATTCTTTCCACAGCCCGCTGCGTGGGCCGTGTATCCCGGCTCTCTTTCCGACACATGAAATGTCCTGGCAAGGGAAGCCTCCACAGATGATGTCAACGAGGCCCCGCCAGGGCCGCCCATCGAAAGTTCGGACGTCATCCCAGATGGGGAACCAGGGCAGTACTCCATCGCGCTGCCGCTGCAACAGGACGTCCCGGCAGTACGGGTCAATCTCGACTGCACAAACGCAGCGATGTCCGAGAAGCATTCCGCCGAGGATGCCTCCCCCCGCTCCAGCAAATAGGTGTAGCTCATTTTGTTGGCTCTTCTTGTCACTCATGCTCGCTCCATTTGTTCACTCAATCCCCAGCTCCTCGTTGCTCGGCAAATCCGGCTCCTGTTCCGCCCGCGGCCCCTTCTCGCCCTTGGCCACCTTCCGGAAGCCGTGCTCCTCCAGCCACTGCCCGTAGTCGTAGAAGTGCGTGCAGCTCTTCTGAAACAGCAGTTTGCAGTCCCCCGTCGGACCGTTCCGGTTCTTGGCCACCAGCAGGTTGATCCGGCTCGGCCGCCGGCTCCAGTCCTGCCCAAAGGTCGCGTCCATCGCGTGGACGTATTCCTCCTCCTCGTCCGCCTTCCGCGGCTCATACAGAAACGCCACGATGTCCGCGTCCTGCTCGATGGCTCCGCAGTCCTTCAAATCGCTCAGGCGCGGGCGCCGGTTGGGTTCCTTCTCAAAGTCCCGGTTCATCTGCGCCAGCACCAGAATCGGCACCCCCAGCTCCTTGCCCAGCTTCTGCAATTCGCCCGATATCTCCGCCAGTTCCTGCACCCGGTCCTCCCGGAACCGACGGCTCGCCGTCGTCAAAAGCTGCACGTAGTCCACCACAAACAGCCCGATCCCCTGCTGCCGATGCCACCGCCGCGCCCGCGCCTTCAGCTCGTCAATCGTCAGCCGGCCCTGGTCGTCTATCCAAATCGCCGCCTTCCCCAGCTCCTCCGTCGCCCGGATCAGCGGCGGGAAATCCTCCGCATACGCCATGCCCGTCCGCCACCGCTGCGCGTCGGCCTTCGCCCGCGCAAACAGCATCCGCTTCACCAGCGCCTCGGCCGTCATCTCCAGGCTGAAGATCCCCACCGGCACGCCCCGGTGTTTCTTTCTTTTCCCGCCCTCCTCCTCCCCCGCCTCCTCCCACCACTCGTAGTCCAGCGCGGCGTGCAGCGCCACGTCCAGCGCCAGCGCCGTCTTGCCCGTGCCGGGCCGGCCCGCCAGCACCACAAAGTTGTTGTCCTTCCCGCCGATCCCGCACAGCAGCTTGTCCAGATACCGCAGGCCCGTGGTCAATCCCCGCACCTGGGCCTGGCCGCGATGATAGTCCTCGAGCTCGAGGGTCACCGCCGCCAGCAGCGCCTTGATCCCCCGGTCCCGCCGCCCCCCGCTCTCCTCCACCGCCGAAAGCGCCGCGTGCGCCTCCGCCAGCACCGCCTGCGTGTCCACCCGCTCCTCCGCCGCGTAGATGCTCCGGCTGATCTGCGCCCCGACCTTCAAGAGCTGACGCTGCCGCCACTTGTCCTGCACCACGTCCAGCAGCGACACCACCGCGCTGGGCGCCACCCCCAGCTCCTCCAGCTTCGTCATCACATACTCGGCCCCGCCGGCGTCCGCCAGCCGGCCCGAGTCCGCCAGCCACTGGTAAAGCACCACCCCGCTCACCGCCACGCCCCGCCGGTGCGCGTCCATCATCGCCCACGCAATCACCTGGTGCCGCAGGTCGTAGAACCATTCCGCCTGCCATTGCCGCTCCTCGCACAGGTTCAGCGCCTCGGCGGCCTGCTCCGGTGTCCCGGCCAGGATGCTGCCCAACAGGGCAGCCTCCGCCTCCTCCGCATGCGGCGGCAGCCGGTCCCCCGCCGCTCCGCCCGGCGCTCCCGCCGCCCGGCCGTTGCCCCGCCCAACCCGCGCCCCCTGCCTCGTCGTCTCGCTTGTGCTCGCGTTCATCGCCTCGCCTCCTGTCGCTCAAAACCTCCCCTCGCGCTGCGCCGCCTGCAGCTTCGCCAGCGCCTGCCTCACCCGCCGCAACTCCTCGCACTCCTCCCGCGTCCGGTCGCCGCCTTTGCCCTCCAGTTCCCGCAACCGGTCCCGCAACGCCGCATACCGCACCTGGCTCGCCCGCACCGCCGCCCCGTCCACC